TATCATATTAATTATTTTTTATAAGGAAATGCTTTGTTTAAAGCTTCTTGTCTTTTTTTACATCCACAATCTTTTTTACCCACAGCTCTAGTTGCTATCCCAGCAAGTGTGCTTATTCCAGTTGCTTTTGTAAATTTTGCTATCGAATCACCTAAACCTCTTGAGGGTTGACTATAATTTTTTAAGTTTCTACTCATAACTAAAAGTTTTATAAAGGTTACCCCGAAGGGTAACCATTATTATTATTGATTCAATCTTTTTTCTATATTTTGATATACTTCCATACCCTCGTCAGTTTTAAACCAAGCGGCTAAAGCTGAATATGGATGCTCATCAAACGGAATATTCATCAACTTTCTATCATTAGAACCCCACATAAAATTTCTTTGATCTCCTGATAGTTTTATTATTCCCATTTCAGTTGCTTTTATACCAAAGTTTCTAAGTTGAACATTATCATCATTTACTAGTTCTAAGAATAATTTAGGATTTCTCTTAGAAAATATAAGTAAATCACGTTTAAGTTCGCTAGAACTCATCTCTGATACTCTAGATCCAACCTCAACACGCATTATAGCCTCAGCCATGTTAATATCTAAGGCTTGCGCAGCATTTAAAGCATTAATCTCCATTGTAATAATATCTATTTCACTAGCTGCTTTTTTAGCTGGTTTAGATTCTTCAAATAAAATATCTTTGTGTGGGTGGTATAAAGATAACATTTTTTGTAATACTGTTTTTTCTTTAGGCACAAATAAATGTCCTTTTTCAAAAATAATATGTTCTAATCTTTGTTCACCTTTCATTTCATCTACAAAGCAAGTTCTTTGATTTGAAGTATATTTTAGCTCTCTTTCATAACCTTTTTCTTCGTCAAACCAAAATATATTACTACCTCTTATTAAATAAGTTAAAGGAGCTCTGTTTTTTGTTAAATAGTATAATCTATTTTTTATTTCCCATTTATCTTCTGGGTTTTTAGATTTTGTTTCTTTTGGTTGTTCTACAACCGGTGGAGTTTTAACTACCACTTGTTCTACATGCTCATCTCCAGGATCTACCTGTGGTGAGACTTTTGTTTGTTTTTTTGCCATAATATAATATATAATAAAATTAATAAAAATAAAAGGCCGAGGCCGAAGCCCCGGTCTTTTAAAAATTGTCTTAGTTCATCAACATAAAGTTGTTAGCACCTTGAGTAACTAAACATCTTTCTGATAAGTAGTGAACTTCCATAACATCTTTTCCAGAAGTCATTGCACCAACAGAACCAGTAACCCAAGTTTTCATCTTTCTGTCTTCAGTTTGAGAAGCTCTATATCTAACGTGTAAGAAAGGACGTTTCATGTTTTGTCCTAACATTTCATCGTAAACAGAAGATACACCAGCAGGTATAACAACACCTCTAATTGCATTAACAGTGTCATTTAAAGCACCTCTAGTACCTTTATCGTTTAGATATTTAAAGTCAGACTTGTAAAAGTCATAAGAACCTCTACGGAATCCAGAGAAACCTAAATTTAATGCCATATCTTCAGAGTTATCAAATACTCCGTAAGAAGTACCTCCAGCTCCGTAAGAATTCATAGAAGCTAACATGTCATCCATCGCAAGAGAAGTACCTCTATTTACAAACATCATGTTTTCTTCAATAGCACCATTTTGATCAAATACAGCTAATATAGCGTCAAACTCAGCTAAATCAGTAGCAGCATTTACACCAGTTACACCAGTAGTTTGATGACCTCTTTTTACGATAGCATCAAATAAACCTTGTGTACCAGAACCATCTGCACCAGTATCAGTACCAGTTTGAAGATCAACAACAGAGTTAGCAACTGTTAATTCACCTTCTAACATAGACATTTCTAAATAGTCAGCAAAACGAGCTCTAGTATCACCTTCAGCTTTTAAATACCATAAGTAACCTGATTGACCAGCTTCTCCAGCTACTTCAACCCAACCTATTTGTGCAGCATCAGAACCTGATACTTCGTAAAAATCTTTTAGAATAATATGCTTATTCATGTGAGATTTAAACTTTGGTGAGTTAGCAGCATCTCTAGCATCAGTTCCTTTAGCGAATTCAGAACCAACAACTAATATTCTTACAGCATCAGCGGTTGAATCATCAGCTAAACCAGCAGCGTCTAAATCAGCTTCGTTGTAAGGGTGTACAGTAATTGTTGTAGCATCTGTAGCGTCAACATAACCTCTAACAGTAGCGTTAGATTGACTTACTAAAACGATATCACCCTTTCTAATACCATGCTCACCTGAAGCAATTGTATTACCGTCAATATCTTTAGTAATAGTAATAATGTTATCACTAGCATCACCAGCTGGAGAACCAGCAATTGTTCCTTTGTATGCTAAATGTAATCTACCTTGCTCAGACCAAATTACTCTATCAGAAGCAGAAGGCTCTTCAGCTCCTACTTGAGCTAAAAATCCTGCGATTGTTCTTTTACCATATATCTCTGCTTCTTTTTCCATTAGATCTGGTAAGTATTGTTGTGCCCATCCTTCAGTAGCACTTGACGTAAAATCTACATAATTAGTAGACAACGTTTGTTTTCTTGGCGCCGCATCAATCGGCGTTGCACTTGAAATTGCCATTTTTAATAATTTTTAAATTGTTATTTGTTTTTATTTTTAATTTTAAACTTAAAATCAGAAGAATTATCGCCTAAAACCCTAAACTTTAACTTATCGTTACCAACATTTTTATGTTGTTGTCTAGGATCCATATCAACGTTTTTAGATTTAGCAATACTGTTTTTTATAGCATCAGCTTTACCTTGTTCGTAAAAGTGATTAGCTATAGCATCAGCATTCATAGCTGTAAATAAAGATTTATGATATCCTTTAGCATCAGTCATTTGATTGTTTTTATCAAGAAACTTTCCGATAAACTTACCAATGTCATCTTGATTGCTTCTTACTTCATTTTTATCTTTAACATTAAATCTATATTTTTTATCTCCAACGTTGTATTCAAAACCTTTGAACTTGTTGTTAAAAACTTGATCAGTTTTCTTTAAAAAATTAGATTTATTAGCCTCTAATACTTTTTTCTCTTCTTCAGATTCTTCGTTATATCTATTAAAAAAATCAATAGCTTTTTGTTGTTCGTTGGTCAACTTTGACCCAGCCTTAATTTCTTCATAGTATTTGGACTTTTGCCCGTCCAGGTGGGTTCTAGCGTTGGCAACTTGCTCTTTTAACGCTAATTTTTTTCTTCTTATTTCTTTTTCACTATCCTCTTCTTCGTCAAATGCAAAAGAATCTTCTAATAAGAAGTTTATTTCTTCATTAGTTAAATGCGGTTTTGTTTGCTTGTAATACTCGTGTAAAACATCTCCGTCGTCTAAACTATTATAATCTTGATTAAGCTTAACGTAGTCACCTAAATCACCACCAGTTTCATCCATAAAATCAACTAACTTTTGAATATTTTCTGGTAATGGTTTTCCAGTAGCCTCCGCTTCAGCGACAGCTTCTTCAACTTTTTCTTCAACTTCAGCAACTTCTTCTTCAGTTGAATCTTCAGTAATCTCTTCTAGTACTGTTGTTTCTTCTTGTGTTTCAGCTTCCGGTTGTACTTCTTCTTGTTTTTGTATGGGAGTGGTGTCTTCAAGGACTGGAGCCACTCCGCTGTCGTCAGCGTTATCTTCTTTAGTTTCATTTTCTTCTGGTTTTGGTGGTTTGCTTAAATCTACTTTTATAACACTGTCGTCTCCAGCGCTTTCAAATTTAGATTCGTCAATCTGAGGTGTTTCCTCTACAGGGGTTTGTTCTACTTTATCCTGTGTAGTTTCTTCAACTACGTTTTCATTTTTTTCTTCCATAATATAATATAATAATAATTAATAATTTTACCTAGGCTCAAACGCCCCTAAATCAAATCCGCCTCCTAATATATCATTACCTGCGGACTCAAAGTTTTTAGGTGGTGTGCCAGCATTTCTTTGTTCTATCATCTGACTTTGTTGAGTTGCTTGGATTTTTGTTCTCTCGTCTTTACGATCTTCTTTTTGTTGTTCTCTATTTTTTACACCGTCTGTTTCAACACCCTTTAGTTGCATGTTAAAAACAAATTCTAGTTTCATTAGTTCTTTTTTGTGCTCGACTTCTTGCATCATTTTCTGTGCGGCAATCTGCGCTTCCATTTGTAATAATTCTGCTTTACCAGCATTTATAGCTTGATTCTTTTGAACCTCCGCTTGAGCTGCAACTTGTTGAGCTTGAGCGTTTGCTTGTGCTTGTGCCTGCATATTTTGTTGTTGAAGCAACTGATCTTTTTCTATTTTTTTAGTTCTTCTTATTTTTAAAAGTTGATTAGCTAGTTTAATATTTTTTATTTCTCTTAAATCAATTGCATCTTCTAGTTCTATACTTTGTTGTTGTAATGCCATTTGAATATTATTCTCAAGTATAGCTTTTTCCTCTTCATCAGGAGCTAATTCAATAAATATACCAAAATCATATAAATGTAATTCAGACATTTCTTCTAAAGTTGCAACGTTATGCGCTCCAATAGCGTTTATAAAAGCATCTTTTGTTGGAGAATACTCTATAATATCAGATATTCTAAGCGATAAACATTCAGCAATTGAAGACGTTAAAAATAATCCAGCTTGCAATATATGTCTAGTAGCTGTATTACTATTTGCAGCCGCTAGTTTTTGCACACCAACTAACGAATATTTATCAGGTGTGCTACCGTCTCTAGCCTCATTTAACCCAGTCACATCTCTTATCATTTGTAAATAATAATTATATGTGCTAATTAATGACTGTAGCTTATTACCGCCAGAACCACTAGTTATTTCTTGAATAGGTATTTTACCTGGGTTCATATCACCGTCTTGAGTAAACGATCTACCAATTACAGAACCAGTTTGGAAGAACATGTTTAACGCTTCTTGTGGATTATAATTAGTGCCATTTCCTAAATCAACTTCAGCTAAACCGTCAGCATCAAGATAAACACCATCTGGAACCATACGAGCCATTACTTGCTGAAGTTTAAGATGTGTTAGTTGTATCATGTCAGCAAAACCTGTAATACGTTTTACCAATGAGTCAATTTTACCCTCGTACATTCTAGGTGCTACTATAGAGTAATTCATTTTTACTTTAGTAAAATCACTTTTAGGTCGCATCATGTTTTTAGACATTTCCCATTTCAGCAATTTATCCGTACCCAATATCAACGCACCTTCATATAGTGTTTCTATTGATCTTATTAATTTTCCAAATTCAGCTTCAGTTGACATTTCTGTAGGTGGATTAAATTGATCATCTTTAGTTATAACTTTAGAAGCACCGCTTGCTATTGTTTTTGTTTTATAAACTTCATTCATGTAAGTTTTATAATTAAAGTATAAAACTTGTACCGTGTTATTATCCTCCTTATCGTATGAATAACTAGAATTATAATTAGCTCTATGCGAAGATTTATTTTTCATTATATCTTCAAGGTCCGATTGTTCTAAGTGAGGAAATTGTTTAGCTAATTCGTTTACTGGTATTGTTTTAACCTCACCAACATAATATATATCATCAAAATACGGAGAGTCACTGTGTGAATAAACTAAGTTAGCTGGATCAACATAATCTATAGTAACACCCTCTGAAGTACTAAAATTAGTTTTAACAGCTCCTATTCCTAAAACCGTTAAATCATAATAAAAACGTTTTTTAGTTAATTCATATTTATTACCTTCAAACAAAACATTTAAAGCTTGCTCTTCCGCTAACTCTACCGCTTGTTTATAACTTAATTGCATGTGTAATCCTAGCTCTTCTTCTGAATCCGGTAGTGTGTCTTTATCGTTTTCATATAGATTTATATTCATTGTCTGCATCGCTGTGTCATTAAACTGCTTCATTTGCATGTCTTTCAGTACACTCTCCATATATTCGGTTCTTTTGCTAACACCGTATGGATCTTGAGAATAAGCTTTTATATCGTAAGTTCTTTCAGCTATACCATTAACAACTATATCTACAAACTTAGATATAATTGGAACTGGTTTCCAATCTAAATTTAAATAGGACAAATCACCATTTATAGATAACTCATCCTTATATTTTTGTATTGACTGCTCGCCTCTAGCGTATAATCTTAAATTATGAAAACTACTATGATTTGCTCTGTATTTGTTATGAGAACCACGATTTTCATTAAACCACTCTTGTTCTATAGCTTTAGCAACCTTTAAACCGTAGTCGTAACTAAGTTTTTCAGCGTCACTAACAACCTGACTAGGAAAATAACTTTTTGCAATAGAATCCGCCATATTTATTTTTTAATTATTTGAGACATATTTCCATTGTTAGAATACTTAGAAATATGTATATTTAATTTTGGTTTTTCAACTTTAGCGTTTGGTGCGTATAAATGTCTATTACAAGCCATAATAGCTAGACCACTACTTATTGTTGCATCAAACTTTGTTCTTTTAGTAATATCAAATCTACTCCAATCATTTAACAATCGATTAAAGTATAAATCACCAAATGTTCCATCTTGCTTCATACCGACATGATCCTGTATATACATCTCGATCGCCGCCGCATGAGCTTGTTTTATATCTTCACTTGAGTTTGGTATGCCTCCCACTTCTTTTTCTGCAACAGATAATTTATTCCATACTTTATCTGGTCTATTCATACTAAACCCTCTATAACCTCTTCTTCTTAAATAGTATAATAATCTAGGTTTGTTGTTCTCCGCAAGTATTGGCATGCCATAAAACACACAAGCCATCAAAACATCTTCAAAGAACATTTCAGCCGTAGGTGGTCTTGATAAGTATTCTAAAAAGAAGCTGTTTGCGGGAGCGTCCTCCATGCTGAACTTAGTAAGTCCATGAAGTGCTCCTTTCGAACCTTCACCATCTACGGTCCCGGATATATCATATGAGTCACATCCAAAAGCGCCCATATGTTCATTACCAGGATACTTTATACCATTTTTAAGTACCACTCTATTTTGTAATTGTTGAGGTGGAACCCAACTTAATTTAAATCTACCTTTTTGATCTGGATAAAAAATTACTTTTGAATCCTTTAAGCCATTAACCCATTGAAAATTCCCAGTTGTAATCCCAAGAGTTCTAGACATCTCCTCGTTATAATCTATTTGTTCGTATAGTTTTATAAGATTAAATATACTGTTTTTTGTCTCATCTCTAAACGCATGCTCTGTTGTTCTAGGAAATTGACGATAAAATTCATTTAACGCATCTTGATCATCTTTTAAACCATCAGCCTCGTTTTGCCAATTATCTATTACACCTACGTCTATTAATTCACCGTCTGGGGCAAGGACATTTGTGTCAGGTGTATTAAATACTGGAACTCCGAACTCGTCAATAAATCCTTCGTAGTTCCATTCCATTGGGATAAACAAAGAATAGAGACCAGACTTTGTCTGACCATTTCTATTTCTCTTAGTGACATCTGATGCGTTGTATAGTTTTTTAAAATTGTCTCCACCTTTATCTAATGCGTTTGAAGTTGAGCCCATCATACATTTACCAACTATTCTACTACCTAATCGTAAACATGTTTTTGTAACCCTCCAGTTATTTAATATATTATCGGGTCTTTCCCATTTACCGCTTTCATCATGCACTAATAGTGCTAGTTTTTCCCCATCATAACTATTATCTCCAGTATTCTTCCAGTCAATAGTTGTATCTAATCCTTGTATGTCTTCTAACTTTTCGTTAGCTGTTATTTTCTTTCTAGTAAATTTACTAGCAGGAACTCTATATGCTAATTCAGACTTAGGTCGATCCATACCATCTTGTATCGGCTTGAAAAAGAATGGATAGTTTATACTTATTGGAACTACTTTATCAGTAAACATCTTCTTAGCATCTGATCCTGTTTTAGATAGTATACCATATCTACTATCACTTGCAAGAGTGGCTAAATTAACGGTTTCGGCTGATGACATAAAAGAAAACCCAGAACGTCTGTTCTTTAGATAGCACATACCGTAGCATCTTTTATCAGCTTTACAAGCCTCCCAGAATATATAAAACAATCTATTTGCCTCTCTAAAGTCTGGAGCACCGACATCAATTTTGCTCCATTGAAGATACATGTAGTGTGTACCTGTTAAATACGTTGGTTTACTATTATTCATAAACCAAAAACCTTCATCTCTACGTTTAAACTCTTCGTCTATATAATCATACCACTGTTCTTTTGATTCTTCTGGATAACCTCTCCAGTCAAATATATTTTTAAGACGTGATAATTCTTTTGGTTGATCTAGTTTTTGCCACTTATTTTTTGGCAATCGCAATACTTGCACGGGCACGCGTGGTAAAGCAATTCTAAGATTTTGTATTTCATAGATTTCCCCGATTTGCCCAGTTTTTGATATAACGATAATATCGTGTTCTTTATTGTATCCATATTTCCATTTTTTCCCCTTATTAAGACGACTTATAGTCGTTTTTTTTATAGGTTCTATTATTTTAACTAAACTTTGCTCGTACATTACTTAGATCTACCTTCTGCGAATCCTTTAAAGACTTTTTCCTTTCTCTCTTCAGGTGCTTTGCCCTCGAGTAAGTTTTCTTCTTCTTGGATTCTGTTAAGTATTTCGAATGCGTCAAATATAGCTAGTTTTTTAGTAGCTGC